AGTATTTCGGTCAACCAAACGAGCTCTTTGAGCTCGACCAACCTTCACCGCATGAGATGCCAGCTAAGTTACTGGCAGTACCTAAGACCCTTAAAGGTCCTAGGCTCATTGCTTCAGAGCCGACAGCTCTCCAATATTGCCAACAGGCAATATTGGGATGGCTAAGGGATAATATCCCGACCCCATTGCGTACCTGCATTGACTTTCACTCTCAAGAGCCCTCTAGAGCGATGGCTCTCCAGTCCTCTCGGGCTGGTGATTTCGCTACGGTGGATCTCTCCTCCGCTAGCGATCGCCTAACTCTTTGGGTAGTTGAGCGTGTGTTTAGGAAGTCGCGAGACCTCCTCGACATGATCAATGCTACCCGTTCTATCTATTGTACTGATGGAACGGGATCTGGCAAGTTTTCCTTAATAAAGTTAAGGAAAATGGCGTGCCAGGGATGCGCTTATACTTTTCCAGTACAGTCTATGGTTTACGCCATAGCTGCAATTTCGGTAAGACTCTATGAGTCTGGTTACAGTCCATATCCCCGTAAGGGGCGTGATCGTAAAATCACAATAAAGACTGTACATACCGCTGCTAGAAAAGTCCGTGTCTTCGGCGATGACATTATTATGCCATCGCAGGACGTCCCTGTACTAGCTCATCTCCTTTCAGACCTTGGTTTGAAAGTAAATGCGTCTAAGACGCATCACAAGGGTCACTTTCGTGAGTCTTGTGGGATGGATGCTTATAGTGGGCATAATGTTACGCCCCTATATATCCGATCCGTAGAGCTAGCCTTAACAGCAGCATCAATAACCAGCTGGGTTGACGTTAGAAATAACGCCTACCAGAAGGGCTTATGGGCCCTAACCCGGTTATTTGATAGCTCCCTGTATGGTATGTTCCCCAGAAGTATCGCTACTTCGACGGTAACTACTCAGGGATTAAGCTGTCTAAGCTTCTTGTTCTCCGGTATTCCCTCTGGGTGCAAACAGCGGTTTAACCGACTGCTGCACCGTCAGGAATACTGGGGCCTTACTGTTAACAGTAAGGCCAAGAAGGTTAGGAGGGACACCCCCGCATCACTTCTCCAATTCTTTTTGGAGAAACCTTCCCCAGATGTCTTCTGGATGTCTGGGTATGTGACGCGGGTATCCAGCACTATTCGTGCTGGATGGGTGCCTACGCCGCCTAAAAAGCGGTGGTAGGCGAAAGGGGGAAACGATCTAACGTCCAGGCCTCCATGAAAGTGGATGCGTAAGATGTAGGTTGTTCCCAACTTTAGG